TTGGTGCAACATTACCACCACTACCAGAGTTTGACATGGGTAGTTTAATGACTGTGTTAATGGGTATGTTGGGTCTTGGAGGACTTAGGACTTTTGAAAAGTATAAAAAAGTTACTAAGTGAAGAAGAAGTTTATTGTAGAAGTTGATATAGGTATACCTTTATGGGACATGTATAATCAATACTGCTGTAATCAAATAAATTTAAAGTTTAAAAATACTTATATGAGAAAAGATAATGATGGTTCCGGTATTAATCATGACATATGGATACCAAAAACTTATGAAGAATGGTTTAGTAAAATAATATTTCCAAAGGAAGGACAAACAAAATGACAAAAGAATTTAATATAATATTTTTCACTGTAGTATTAGCTATAATATTTGCAGTATTTTTAAGTAGTTTAAATCCTAATATAGAACCAGAACCAATACAAATTAATGAACCTATTCCTGAACCTGATATGTCAGAGAAGGTATATGAAAAATATGAAATGGGTAACTATAGGTAATGGCAATCAATGAGCAACAAGAAAGATTTTGTCAGTCGTATATTCTACACCGCAATGCCTCAGAAGCTGCGAGAGCTGCTGGGTATGCGAAAGAACATGCGGCACGACAAGGGCATAGATTACTACAAAACGAAGAGATTCTCGAAAGGATTACGGACCTCGAACAAAACTTAACTACTGATGTAGATGTTATTACTGAAATAGAAAAGCAGTATGAGTATGCTAGAGCAAATGGTCATACTAATAGTGCAATAAAAGCATTAGAGTTACTCTCTAGAATTAGAGGTACACAAGAAGAGAAAGAAGATACTACTGACCCTGAGAAACTAGAACAAGATTTAGCAGACTCAGCTAAGATATGTGGTAAAGAGTTTTATATGAAGATAGGTAAGATGGCTGGATTCTTAGACAGTCATAACAAGATAGACAACATAGATAACAAAGAAGATAAACAGTAAAACAAGACCGCCTATAATAGTATTCTCTATTATTTGTCTTTGCTTTCTTTGAGCTTCTAGTTCTGCCTCTTTCTTTTGTTTTCTTATTTGTGCTTGTATAGATATAACTTCATTCCAAGCATTAGGACCATAGTTTAAATTTACAAAGTTACGTAACTCATTCTCCATTGCTATAGCTTTCTTCTTCATAGCAAATGTTTCTAAGGCTTCTTCTTCTACAGAGCCAAACATTCTATTTTTCTTTTTACTATGTCCTTCTTTAACTGCTTGTATAGCACCCATCCACCTGCCTAAATCTTTAGACATGCTTTCTACTTGCTTACCTACTTTGAATCCTGCTACAATAGTTTTGTATGCAGTGGTAGCTACACCAAATGCTGTAACTGGGTCCATGTTTGCCTCTTAATTCTAATGGATTATTTTATTTTTTTGTAGCATCTAAATTAGGCATTATAGTTCCTGCTATAGCAACACCTAAATTTACTTTATGATTATTTTTTAAAAAGTTTCTTACAAAATCTTTAGAGTTTTCACCATATAATTTTTTTAAATCGTTTGCAGAGTATCCTGTAACTGATTTAGCTAAATTACCAAAATATTGACTAAAAGAACCATCAAAAGTTTTTTTAGCACTGTCTGCTCTTTTTGTAGCTTCTTCAGATGTAATAGTGTCTCCAACTTTTTTGCCTTTTGGTACTATTCCTTTCTTTTTATCATCAGTTGTATAAGTATCATTTACAAAATCTTTTTTTGTTCCAAATATTCTTTTAATATTTTCTTCATTTAATTGAAACATTCCATAATCATTAGTTGTTTTATTAACTAATAAATCTCCACCAGCACTTTCATATTTTGCTAGTTTAGTAAAAGCATCTCTGTTAAAAATTTTATGATTTTTTAACTCTGGAAATGCAGGTATAACAGAATCTATGATACTAACAACATTATTTTTTTCTATGTTACTTTGTATTTTAGGGTCAGTAGTTGCTCTATCATATGCTTCTTTAAAATTTTTCTTTCTTTTACCTGCTGGATTATGACCTTGATAAAATATTTTAAATCTATCTATATCTAAACTATCATCAAAATAATTATTAGTAAGTAAAGGTGTATTAACTAATCTAGTTTCTTTCTCTTCTATCTTTTTTTCAGTAGGTGGTTCTACTTTAGATTGTTCAGCAGCTATTAATGATTTAAATAACTCTTCTTTTGTAGGTCCAGTATATACCTCTGGTTGACCAGGTTGCATACTAAACTCTCCAGCACCTGCTTGTAAACCTGTTAATAAATCTTGATAATACTGGTCACGTTCTTCACTATTTTGTGCTAGTAATTCTTCAACTAAAGCATCTTTTGGTGGTGAGATTTCTTGCTTTTCTTGAACTACAGGTTGTGTTAATTCTTGTGAGGTAGGTCTTACAACTAAACTTCTAAAAAAATTACTTAGACTATCCATATCATCTCTTTGAATTAAGTCTTGTTTTAATTTTTCTCTTTCTTTGGGGTCAACCATATTGATATCCTTTCATCTATAAACCCTAACATTTTTATTACTTAAATCTACTTCTATTGGTTTACATATTGCTGTATATCTTTGTTTTGTCGCAGGGTTTGCCGGTTGTTTCATTACCCTAGCTGCAAAGTATTTACATCTATTGATATCAGCAAACATCATATTGCTTTCTTGTTGTGCTCTACCTAGATATATCATTAATAAAAAAACAGTTGTCACTTTTCGGCTG